CAGCAAGCAGCCGACCGCCGTTTGGCTGGGCGAACAGGTTAAAATGAATGTCCTTTGCCTGATTGGAATTGGAAACGACACTGTTGGAACTGCTCACAATGGTAGCACCGAGCGCACTGGCGGCAATACCTGTCAGAACAGCAGTTTTCCATTTTCCGCGCAGAGCATCGAGAGCGAGCATACGATAGTCGGCAGATATTTTCATAAAAGCAACCTCCTGTCTGAAAATGGCAAGTATGTGTGAAAAGGAATATGATATGCCACTTTAATTTAGATACGTTTGAAACGCTGAAAAAATTGCAGCATGAATGAAAAAGAGGCTGTTGCACCGGCTTTTATCCGTGTGCAACAGCCCCTTCCTTTACTTCAGCAGCTTGTCCAGTTCATCATATACGTCGCTGGATTTGTTCGTTGAAATAGCAGTACATTTTGATGTCACTTTGGATTACCTCATTCTTGGGAAAGTAGAAACCAAAAAGGAACTGGAACTCAGCAAAAAAATCCATGACCAGAAGCAGATTATAGAATCATTCGGTAAACAGCTTCTGGCATTTGCAATGGAGATTGAGACCGAATCTGCTTGATCAAACGCTTTACTGTTGTAAACCGGAACGATTGGTTCCGGTGAAAATGGCAAAACCGGAACTACTGGTTCCTAACGAGAACTTCAGTTTTCAAGTACACTATGGTCACAGCAAGGGCAACACCCCAGATGGGGAGAAGCCCGGAGCTGTAAGACGTACCTTGAAAACTGAATATCATTCCCTCGGATAAAACAATGAAACTTCCGTAATTCGCGGCCCGGCTATAAAGAAGGCGGGGTGGCTGAAAAGCCAATGAGAGGAAGGGTGCAATCCCCCTCACCGAGGTGTATTCCAACCCCCACCGGGCGTCGAGGACAAATAGGGTGGGACACTTAAAACAAAAACTTCAAAGCCCACCACCGGGATTCTTCTGAATCTAGGCAGTGGGCTTTTTCCATACCGAATATTCATTCTGATGACACGGAGGTATTGATTATGAGCCGTACTTTTACCCACAAGACTGACGAATCGACCCTGACCACCCTCTGCCCCCGCTGCCTGAATGCCTTTCGGAACACGCGTGGCATTCGCGTCCGCCGTGCAGACCCCTATCAGCTCACCAAGGAGCCTTGCACCTACTGCCAGACCAACTTCGGCTACGATTACTACATCCAGCCCACCAGCCCGAAATCCACCTACTTTAAGAAGGGACGGTTTGATGATGAATCTGAATGCGCTTAAGATCGACCCGGAGTTTCAGGACAAGATCCCGCCGCTGAACGCCGAGGAGGAACACATCTTAGAGCAGAACATGATTCAGGAGCGGCGGCTACTGAATCCGCTCATCATCTGGAACGGCTACATACTGGATGGACATTCCCGGTATCGCACCCTCAAGCATCACCCGGAAATCGCTTTTGAAGTGAAGGAAATCCAGTTGCCCGATCGTTACGCTGCGCTGGCATGGATCTGTCAGAATCAGTTGGGGCGCAGAAATCTTGACCCGGAACGCCGGAAGTTCTTGATGGGGAAAACCTACGAAAATGAAAAACTTTCTGTGGGTGGGTCAACACATAGAGAACATGATGAATCCGGGAAATTCACCTCATGTAGACAAAATGTCCACATGAGGTCGACCGAAAAACGAACTTGTGAACGTATTGCCAACAAAAATGGTGTCAGTTCCAAGTTTGTGCAACGAGCAGAAAAATACGCAAAAGGCGTTGATGCGGCGGAAGCTGCCGTCCCCGGTGCAATGGAGGAAATACTGACCGGGCATATCAAGGCTACCGATGCCGAGATCACCGCTTTGGCGCAAACCCCAAAAGAAGAAATCCCTGCCATCATCAAGGAGCTACGCAAACCCAAGAAAGACCGGAAAGCAAAGAAGCCGACAAGCCCGGAAAAATCCGATGTTGCTGCCGATGATGCTCCTGATTCCAATGAAGTCCATACCGAGGATGAAATTGAGCCAGTAAGCAATTCGCCCCCGGATTTCAAAAGGAGTATCCAAGGTCACAAACGCTGTCTTACAGACGAAGATCGAAAACGACTTCGGCAATCCATTGACAACCGCCATCATAAAACGACCGTTGCGAACGGCTCAATTATGATGTGCGAAGTTCAGGGCGCAAAGGAGGACTTTATCCGCCGCTGGAATCTCGTATTCAAAGACTATCCCGATGTTTTTGAGGACAACGACTGCCGAAGTGCCATTCTTTCTCTGATTGATGACACTTCAGCCTATCTTCAGACGATAAAGGAGAGAGTGCTATAGAAGGATAGGAGGTCTGATCGCAATCATACCAAAAGACTGGAAATACCTCAGAGGGGACATTTACTATGCAGACATGGAGCCGCATATTGGCTCGGAACAGGGCGGTTCTCGTCCGGTAGTCGTTCTGCAAAATGATGTGGGAAACCGCTATGCGCCCACCCTTATCGTGGCGACGGTGACTTCCCGCACCGAGAAAAAGAGATACCAGCCCACACACGTTCTGATAGCCCACAATACAGCCTTTGAGAAGCCGTCTGTGGTTCAGCTGGAACAGAATCTTCACGATAGACAAAAGCCGCATACAGCGTTTTCTAGGGCGGATTACGCAGAATGAAATGCAGGAGATCGAGAAAGGCGTTGTTTCAAGTCTTGCTCTCGCTGAAATCACATCATAAAGATATATTCTACACTCCATTATAGAGAGGGGAGGAATCTGTTTGGGTGAGGAAAATCTGAATCCCCGTGATGCGTACCGTGTGATGCTCCGGGATTACCCGGACGTGCTGAACATCGACCAGATGTGCGAGATATTGAGCGTCAGCACAAAAACCGGGTATGCGATTCTGAAAAAAGGGAGCGTCCAGCATTTGAAGGTCGGACGCTCCTATCGCATCCCCAAGGCACATCTTTTGACTTATCTCATCGGATTCGCACCCGGTCACACCATCCGGGCGTGACATCCTTGCATTCTCTCCTGCCGTTGGGTACACTGATGGTGTCAGCGGCAGAAGTTACATATTCAAGTGGATGCAAAGACAGGAGGAAACACTATGGTAGCAGGGCATCTGCAAGAAAAAAATGACTTCTACTACATCGTTCTGAGTTATAAGGACGCAGACGGAAAGCGAAAGACCAAGTGGGAAGCCACCGGTCTGTCCATCAAGAGGAACAAGAAGAAAGCCGAGGCTCTTTTGCTGGAACGTCGGAGGAACTTCAAGGTTCCCACCGCACCTGCGGAGATCCGCTTAGACGATGACATTCTTTTTTCGGACTTCATGCTGAAATGGCTGGAAGTCACGAAAAGCACTATCCAAATCACGACCTATGCCAGCTATCAGGGAATGGTGGAGCGTGTGATCGTTCCCTATTTCCGAAAGCGCAATATCAAGCTGGTAGACCTGAAAGCCACCGACTTGCAGGATTTCTACAACAAACAGCTTGAACGGGTCAAGGCAAATTCGGTGATCCATTACCATGCAAACATCCACAAGGCGTTGAAGTATGCGGTAAAGATCGACCTGATTCCCACCAATCCGGCAGATAAGGTCGAGCGTCCGAAGAAGAACGAGTTCAAAGGCAGCTATTACAGTGCCGATGAGATTCATGCTTTGACGGAGATCGCAGAGGGCACCAAGCTGGAGATCCCGGTTCTGCTGGCATCCTTCTACGGCCTGCGCCGCAGCGAGGTGCTGGGTCTGAAGTGGGATGCGATTGATTTTGAAGCCAACACGCTGGAAGTCAAACACATCGTCACGCAGGCATCCATTGATGGCAAAAAGGTTCTGATTCAGGCTGACCGTGCAAAAACGAAGTCCAGTCTGCGGACACTGCCTCTTGTGCCCCACATCCGTGACCGTCTGCTGATGCTGAAAGGTCAGCAGGACACCTACCGCCGCCTGTGCGGTAAAAGCTACAATCGGGATTATCTCGGCTATCTGTGTGTGGACGAGATCGGGAACATCATCCGCCCCAACTACGTTTCCGAGCAGTTCCCGAAGCTGTTGGAGAAAAACGGTCTGCGTCCTATCCGCTTCCACGATCTGCGCCACAGCTGCGCCAGCCTTCTTCTGGCAAACGGCGTTCCCATGAAGCAGATTCAGGAATGGCTGGGTCACAGCGACTTCTCCACCACCGCCAATATTTACGCCCACCTCGATTACGCTTCCAAGCTCTCGTCTGCACAGGCGATGCTGGAAGGGCTGGGCTATGGCAGTGCGTCAGCATAATGCCATACGCCCCAAAGACAGGGTGGACGGGCGATGTTTCGGCAAAAAAGAATGGACAGACGAATAAAATTCATCTGTCCATTCGATTTGGCGGAGCATCAGGGAGTCGAACCCTGGCACCGGTCTCCCGGCCTATCGCATTTCGAGTCTTTGAAATTGTTGGATGAAGCTGGTTCCTCGCGGCTGTCATTGGCAGCTGAGGGCATTTTTGTAACCTCCAAAAAGGCACGTCACACCGTAATTTGCAGGCAAAAATCAGCCGCTTTTTGCGAAATGACGTTAGAAAAATCCTTTTTCACACGGGTCGTCAGCGGCTGCATTTCAGGTGTAGTTGTGTTAGATGTCCGTTAGAATTATGCAGTGCTGCCGTTGCTGTGCCAGCTCACAGCAGGCTTCCCTGTCTGAACGCAGCGTTTCCCGAAAGCCGGGAGATGCTGCGTTTTCTCTTGCCCGCATTGGGCTGAAAGGGAAGCCGCCATGTCAACATTCCGCGTCAATAAAAATGTCAACTACACCGTCATGAGCAACCACCACCTGCAGGATAAGAGGCTGTCCCTGAAGGCCAAGGGACTGCTGTCCTATATGCTCTCCCTGCCGGACGATTGGGATTACAGCCTGAAAGGGCTGACCGTTGGTTGCAAGGATGGTCTGGACAGTGTACGCACCGCTGTTCTGGAACTGGAAGAACACGGCTACGTCCGCCGTCAGAAAGTCCGCAATGCCAAAGGGCAGATCATCGACTACGATTATCAGGTTTATGAATCGCCTGTTGAGGACGATCCTGCCGTTCCCGGCAAGGAAGGCAGGCCATCGAACCCGTCCGCAACCAAAAGCCCGAAAAGCCGCATGAAACCTTGTTCTTCACCATTTTTGGATTTTCCAAATTTGGCTGAGCCCAATTTGGAAAAGGCAACGCAACAAAATACTAATAAACAAAATACTAAAAGACAAAGTACTAATCTATCAGGGCCGACAGGCGAATTCACAGATTTTGACCAGATGGAAGCACAGGTACGGGAGGAGTTTCGGGAACGGCTAGAGATCAACACCCTTGCCCAGCGATACGATCCCGACAAGCTGGAGGAGTTGCTGGACAACATTGTGGAGATGTACTGCTGTCCTCGGCAGACCCAGTACGTCGGCAAGCAGCCGCAGACCACCAAAGCCATCCGGCTGCGGCTGGACAAGCTGACCAGCCAGCACGTTGAGTACATCTTCGATGTGATGTCCAACACCACCCAGCCCATCAAGAACATCATGGCCTATCTGCGTACCACCATCCTGAACGCGCCCACCACGATAGAGCACTACTATCAGGCGCAGGGCAACTGGCTGACCGCACAGAGCCGGAAGAAGTGAGCATCGTTTTCCACAAAGACCGCAAAACGCGTTGAAAATGCAAAGGAGAATTTCCATGAAGAACACGAACACTGTCCGCACCGTGATCCATTACGCACAGGTTGGGGAGTATCAGCTGCCCTTGCTCACCCTGCCGCAGACCGATGATACCGAACCGCTGGGCAAGTATGGCCGGATGCGGCTGGCCCATCTCAAGAATCAGCGTCCTGTGCTGTACAACCGGATGCTGCTGAACGGTACGCTCTGGCCGCATTTGCAGGATGTCCAGAAAACGGCCTGCAAGTGGCTGGAACGCACGATGACCACTCTGTTAGACAAGTACCCCGCGCCGAGCAAAGAGCGCGCACAGCTTCTCTGGGTGGCGCACATGAATGGGCTGAAAGCGCAGGCGGAGGAGGAGGTGGTGAGGGAAGTCGTGTATGCAGAATGATTTCCGATAGCATTCGAACGGCATCAAAATCCGATATTTTAGATTTTATTCTTAATTTTTGCAGAACAATTGCAAATTTCAAAATTAAAATTTGACTTTCCGCCCAGAATAGAGTACACTAGATTCAGAAAATCATCTGGGAGGAATCGCGATGCTGCTTCAATTTTCAGTCACCAACCACCGCTCCATCAAGGACACGGCTATTATCAGCTTGAAAGCATCTACGGATAAAAGTCTGTCTGATTGCCTGATTTCGCCGGACGACAAAAAACAGCTCGTGCCTGTCCTTGCGCTGTACGGCGCCAATGCAGCCGGAAAGAGCAATGTCCTCCATGCACTCCTGCTCATGCGCGAGATGGTCTGCGGGCGGTATGCCAAGTTGCTGAAAGGCGAGTTCCTTCCGCAAGAGCCGTTTGCTTTCACCGACCAGCCTATACAGCCGACCAGTTTTGAAGTCATCTATTTTTATGGCGGCATCAAGTATGCCTATGGGTTCTCGTTTGACAAGTCCAAAGTCCTGACCGAATATCTCTATCACTGGCCGAATGGCCGGGAAGCATTGATTTTTTCCAGAGAAAACAATGGTTATCAGTTCCGTGAAAACATCCAAGAACAGTTCACGCTTGCCGGACGCACCGCAGAAAACCGGCTTTACCTGTCCAGCTCCAACGAATGGAACTGCCCGCAGACTGAAAAGGCGTATCTGTGGTTCTTTGAAAAACTGACAGGTTTTATGGGAACCGAAATGCGGCTGGATGCCACCTTGTCTGCCATCCGGCAGGGCGGCTCTGAAAAGAGCCGTATCCTGCATGAAATGCTGTATGCAGACCTCGGTATCAAGGACATCCGCATTACAGGCTCCAAGGACGAACCGATCATTTCTGCCCTGCACACGCTGGATTCCGGGGAGGGCACTTCCAAGGGATTCTGGCTTCCTCTTGGGCTGGAATCGGTCGGCACACAGCGTTTCTTCTCCCGCATCGGAATGTGGCTCACCGCACTGGAATCCGGGGCTGTGCTGGTCGTAGACGAGATCGAATCCAGTATGCACCCACTCTTGACACGGCATCTGATCGAGATGGTGCAGGATGCTGCCATCAACACAAACCACGCCCAGCTTATTTTTACTACACATGACACAGGGCTTCTCGACCTGACCCTGCTGCGCCGGGATCAGATCTGGTTTGCAGAGAAGAACGAAAAGACCATGCAGACCGATATTTATGCCCTGACCGAGTTTTCTCCCCGGAAAGGTGAGAACATCTCCAAGGGCTATTTACAAGGTCGCTACGGTGCGGTTCCATTCATTAAAAAGTGAAGTAGATTTACCTTGTTTACCCGTTTGAACATGGTATAATGGAGCAAAGGAGCGTGATACCATGAGCCCGATTGAAATTCCTTCAAGTATTCAGCTAATTGAGAAGCAAGAAACACGGACAAGTCGTGGAGTTCTCTCAAAGGGCTGGTATTGCATCGAAGGCAAGACTTTTATGGTTAAGGGAAACTCTATTACAGAAGCCGGAACAGCAGGATATGAACCATATTCGGAGGCAATGGCATCGCTGATTGCACAGGTATTAAAGCTGCCTCATGTAGAATACACACTGATGCCCGCCCAATTTTTTCCTGACATCAAGACATATTCCTGTGATGTAGTTAGTGTCTGTCCTAGATTTACAACAGATAATGAACGACTTTATCATTTTGCTGATGTCGCTGATTCCTATTGTTTTTCTCATGGCCTAACAGCCTCGAAAGAAAACCGATTCCAATATGCAATCAAGCTTTATGGTAAAAAATGGCTTTATCAAATGCTGGTATTTGATGCTTTTATCGGGAATGCTGACCGTCACGAGAACAATTTTGACATTGTCATTCAAAACCGTCAAACAGATGCTCCATTGATTTATGCTCCTCCCATCTATGATAATGGCGGAAGTCTACTCGCATGGGCGATGGACGAAGAATTGATTGATACAAAACTCCACTATCAGTTTGATGATGCCAAGCCATTCCGCAGTCGCCATGCCCAGCAAATCAAGCTGATTGACGAACCGGTGATTCCTGTGCGTGATTTGGATGAACTGTATCAGGAAATCATTCAGACCATCTCTCCAATTCTTGGGTTACTGAGCGAAAAACGAGCATCCGCAATTCGCCAATACTTGAAATACCGTCTACACTATCTGAAAGCTGCCATGGGGTGATAAAATGGCCTACCTTAAATTGATGATGGATAAAGAAGAACTTGCTCACCTAAGTGAAGATGGGCAGTATCTTTGCGCAAATGAGGGTGTGCCGCAGTATGACCTCCCACTGAACCTTTTCATCGGTGACAAACGCAAAGTTCCATTAGTCGATGTGGTAGTTTGGGCAAAGAAGCGTATTTTTCCGAAAAATCGGATGGACTGCAAGGAAATCCTGAAAATGATGGGCCTGCCTGATTACAATGCTTGGGAAATCGTCAAACGCACCAACGCCTGCCTAATGGAAGACCCCTATTGGCTGCGATTCAGCGAGGATGAAACCTTTGAGGATACCACGCGCGGACGAGCCAGAAGAATCATGAACGAAAATCAGAAAAACAGCTGATAGTAATTGGTATCAGTTGACAAGTATAGCAAAACCCACAGGTTGGATATGAGTACCAGCCTGTGGGCTTATTATTGGGATTCAGTCTATAATATAAATTTCAATAAGGAATCATACATTGTTAAAAATCAATGTGTTTAGCAAACTATTGTATTCCTCACTGGAAAAGTCTGATCCAGAAAAGACTTTCAAACAAACAGGTTCTATACATTTAGATTTATCTAAATCTAACAGAGCCATTTTTTCGTTGATAGCCATTCGGTAGAAATCCAATTGCTCTATACCATAATCTGAATCTTCAGGACCGGCCAACAACTTTCGGCACATTGAGTAATCCCATAGATACTCGCCAATCTCGCTTATTATAGACTTTGCAAGATTATCTTCTGCTATTTCAACTATATATTTTTGCGAAAAGCATCCTAACATTTGCGGTGTTACCTCTACAGGATATATAGATGTCCGATTTTCTTGTACTTCTGCCGATGGAGATTCCAAAGCATTTTTCACATAGGCCAAAAACTGTTTTGGAATGCGATAGGCAACATTTTCTATTTCTCCCTGATTTGTCTTAAAAAGCACCTCTAAATAATCAAATTTGGAATTCAAAATTTGCATTCCGCTAATCAGCAAAGCATTCCAAGCATCTTCGGAACTTTTATCAAATCCACCAATTATGATAGGATAGTAATTTAATATTCCGGCATAATAATTGTTCTCTGGAAAAATCACAGAATAAAATTCAGTCAAGGCAGAAAGCCCTTCTTGAATTTTTTGCCTTTCTTTAGTGCATCTTGCCTTATACCAACCATCTATTGTGTACTTGTTAAAACCTTTGTTCATCGGGTTGTCATAATAACAGTAACATCCCATCATAAGGCGGCTAACATTCACTTTTTCTAACTCACACAATTGTAAATGCTTCGTTTTTAACGGAGTGTCGAATACTATTTCATCAAAGAATTGCTGAACATCTGATAGCGCTCGCTGTGCAGCCAAAATGTTAAGCATTGCAAGCTTCGCATTTTTAGGATCTCTTTTTAAGAGTCCGGGAAATTGTCCCGTAAAGTTTGTTATAGACCAAAAGTATTTTCTTTTTATACCTTGAAATTTTTTTACACAAGGAACATCTTCTTCAAATGGATTTTCTTCTCCGGGATATTTTCTTTCATTATTTATGAGCTTCTGATATTCACTATAAATACAAATGCTCTTTCTGATTGCGCTTTCTTTTAATTTTGGACTTTCCGCTTTGGTTAGACACTCACAGTAATCGTTTGCCATTATACAAATATGGCTTCTAAGATTAAACCAGTATTCTATCCAGTCTGTCGCCATTTCAAATTCGTAATTGCTAAGAATTGTTTTATTCCATAAAGATGTTAAATGCTGATGGAACATTATCACTACGTTCTCAATTGGCATTTCTTTATGTGCATCATCCGGAACAAAATAATTTTTCAGCATCTCGATTTCTGGTTTTAATGCATCTGTACAATATTTTTTGAATATCGGGAGCATCCGACAAAGTTGCTTGATTCTTGAAACGCTTTCTTCATTCGCATTTCCAATTTCACTTAAAGAGAGTATATACTCAACATGGATAGCATCTGAAGTTTCATCAACGTAGACACTATGTGATTTCGTCATGTGCTTATAGTACGTCAAAATTTCATCCATATTTTGAGAAATATATGCTCTATATGCCGTTTGGTTACTACAGAACGAGAGATACATGAGTCTTGCCATACATTCCAAAGACATCCTATCAGACTTTTTCCATACCTCATTTAGTGGTATTTCTGCCACTAAGCTAAGTTCAGAAGTTATGTCATAAATCCATTCTGCAATTTGGGAATAGGATTCAAGATCTGTAACTTGTTCAAAAGAAACAGTCTTGGCCCTTTGGTAAAGCGTGCTGCAAAATCCAAAGATAAACATTTGCGGCAAATCACAGTCAGGTATTTTATCTCGAAGTCTTTGTAAATATTTTCCGTTGAGACTATCTAGATGTATTTTTTGCAGATTATCAAGCGTTTGCACTGAAACGCCAAATTTATCAAATATCTTAAATGGACATTTTTCCATTGCGATAAGTTCTAGTCCAAAATGAGCATTTGCATCATCAAAAAAATCTTTGTTATCCCGATAATACTGTAAAACATCCCCCGAAAAAAGACCTTTTACTGCCCGAAGGCATCCGGACAGATCGTTTTCGTCCCACAAAAAATCTAGGACCTCTTTGAAAAAAGCACTCTTATTTAACGAAAATTCGGGAATATGAGAAAATAGTACTGCATAATCCTTCTTTTCGACCATTTTAATTACAGAAATTGCCGTGTTTTCGAGGGGAACAAATTCATGTAACTGATTTACAATATGCCACGAACGGATTGGATGCAGTCCTTCTACATAATTATCATCTGTGTTGAGATGAATTAAAAATTCCGACTCTAGATTTTTTAACAGTTCGCCAAAATCTGCTCCTGCATAATCTTTTTGACTGCAAAAGAGATTTCGGACAGTAAGCTTTACCCCACAAACATCAGCAAAGCATACTTTACGCAAAATGTCACATTTTAGCTGTCCAAATGAAGACTGCCCAAGTTCTTTCATCTGAGCTGTAATTCGTTCAGAAAGCATCTCACCATGAGTCAGCAAATAAACATACTCTATTAAAAGTTTCCGTTCGGCAATTCGATTCCACTCTCGTTTCCAATTTGTTATGCTGGGGTGCAGATTTCCTGTTTCTTTTAATTTTTGGAAAATATTTTTTGCTTCTTGTTCTTCTAATGTCGGGACTATAATATTTATTGAGCGGATATTGCTCAAATCACCACTATAATTGTACCAATCAATTTCCCTTGTCGTAAGAAGAACCTTATAATTAGTTGGTAATTCAGCTTGCAAAAGCTGCACAAGTCCATTCCACTTTTGTACTCTGCCATCCAAGTTGTCAATCAAAATCAGAAGCTTCTCTCCAAGACGTAACCGAGAGTTAAAATATTGAACTGTATTGCCTAGTTGTTCATTATTATCGCATACTGTCACTTGATAGGCAGTATATTCATTCTGAAGCAAATAAGCTGCTCTTAATGCGAGTGTTGTCTTTCCCTGCCCGCTGGAGGCTTTTATTACAGTCACTATATTTTCTTGTATAGACGTTATAATTTTCCCCTCTAGCATTGGACGTTCTACCGGAAGATTTTTTGCTATATCCGCAGGAGTTGCTTTTTTCCCTTCATAGAAATCATTCCCATGTTCTGCTGCATTTTTTGAAAAACTAAGTTTTCTAATCCAGCTATGCGCTGGATTTTGAGCCCCTTTGCTAATGTCCATCTTAACTGCTTCAACGCAAGAAACCAATTCTTTTCTTGTTATTAAATCGCGATTCTCCATTTTTTTAAGGCAAAGGATTTTTATGCTATTCACATATAATTTGAGATTATCTGTACTGATATCGTGGTATTGAATTAGTGCCTTTTCTATTTCATCTTCAAAAATTTCTTTTTTTAGGTTTTCAAACGACAGCCTAGACAAAAAATCTTCAAAATTATATTGGCTCCAATCCCATGATGTTTGGCTCTCTTTAATTTTTTCAATCACTTCTTTCCAATATTTAAGAGAAGCTTCATCTAATTTTCCCTCAAGAATTTTCTTCAAATTTCCATTTGCAACTGGGAAATCATAGACCATCTTAAAATATCTGTCTTTATCAAGAAGATATGCCTCAAGAAAATTTTGCAGAACATCAGCCAAAAAGCTTGCGTTTTGCCGATTGACGGAGTACTTGAGCTGAATATGTGTAATTTGGCCGCCGTCTTGTTTTTCAATTCGGTCAACATCTTCGATGCCTTCAAGTTGAAAGATTGTATTCTCATTCTGGTTCGTCAGCATCAAATAACAAGCATACAAAAACTGGTAGGTATATCCTCTAAGCGCAATTTGACCACCATCTCTTGATTCTTGAAGGCTCTGAATACTTTTCTTCGGAGAAATCGGCTTTTTCTTCTTACCTTTACCCATAATTTTACCTCTCAGCCACAGCCTCGGTTCTGTTTACAGTTCCCTCAACAGCGTCAAAAACTCATCAAAGCGATATGCTCCCTCCATCTGCAAGTCTTTGTTCTGGAACACCATATAATAGCGGTATGCCTGCTTGCCAGCGGCATCCTGCCATGCACGACCCAGACGAATTTTTTCTCTGGACTCTGCATTTTCCAGCTGGTCGCCTTTGGTTTCAATCAGAATAATCTTTCCACTGGTCGTGCGGACGATAAAATCCGGGTAATGATTGCGGAATCCGTTCAAACAGAACGAAAACTTGTTACGCTCCGGGTTGCGATGCCACCAGCGGATATTGTCCATGTTGGTCATTGCCAGAGCCATTTTGTATTCCAGCCCATCCATCTTGCCCTCAGTCTGGTACAGGCTCTTGCTCATTGAAGAAGTGCTATCCGGGAGGGTGATATACTCCGTCAACTGAAAGCGGGGTTCACATACGATTTTCTCCGTTTCCAGCCACTTGTAGAAGTTTTCTCGTGCAGTTTCCTCTTGAAGCTGCATGACGTATGCACGAATTTTTGCTGCAAAGTTAACAGGCATCCGTTCCAGCGCGTCCAGCTCTTCGCGGTTCATATTATCCACGATACCATCGACATAACGCCGCAGTTCATTATCATCCACCGCGTTCATCTTGCAAAGGCTCTTGTGGATAATATCCTTGCAGATACGCAGTTTATCCTCGCCCGGAAGCAGTGGAAACTGCCTGTTCATGTACTGCTGATAATCATCTTTCAGCTTGGAGATGCGCGGTGTCGTGGTATCGCGGTCTTCCAAATCGACCTGCGCCAAATCGTCATCTAGATGGCCGAAGTCGATTGCACTCGGTTTTCCTTTCAGAGAAAAATCCAAAAGCAACTGGGCTTTATCCAGCTCCGTTTTTCCTTCCGGATCTAAAAGGCTTGGCAACGTTTTTAAGTAGAATTTCGGCAATTTAAGGGTGCGCACATCTTCCAGAAATTCTGGATTTACATGGGAAACATCCACTTTGTCCTGCACCTCCAGCGGCAAATCGCTCAACGGGTCATTCTGGTGCTGCTGCATAGCAACATCAAAATCGTTCTGTTCCTTTTCAGAGCGGTCAAAAATATTCTGCACCGAGGGAGAAACACTTGCCTTTGCCAAGGTGCTGCCCAACAGTGTCGGGTCGAAATCAAAAAACTCTTCCTCTTCCGCCGATGCCGCGGGCATTGCTTCGTTTGTCGGCTGTGCCGGGAAGGTGGTCTGCTCCACTTTGGGCAGCGGCTCGACCGGGGCAGCTTCTTCCTGCACACGGTAATCGTGGTCAGTGAAGCCTGCGTTATTCAAGCCCTTGACGATGCCGTCCAGCGTACGCTTGAAGTCCGCAGACGAGGTCAGAACATACGAAGTATTCAGAATCGGAGAAGAATGTTTCCGGGTATAGGGCAGGCGCAGAATACGCCCTACGATTTGCTCCACATCCACCTGACTGGTGCGGTTCGCCAGCGAAGCAAGGATATACGCAAAGGGGCAGTCCCAACCCTCTTTCAAGGCATTGACTGTAATGATAAAGCGAATCGAACACTTTTCCGACAGCAAATCCACATTTTTCAACTCGTTGATCTCCGCCGTCTTGATGGCAATTTGCTCTGCTGGAATGTTGGCTGCAATCAGGCGTTGGCGCAGTTTTTCAAAGGTCGTTGCATTTTCTGTGCTCTTGGGTTGCGCCTGAAACAGCACGATGGGGCGAATGTAGCTGCCGCCCTTTTCGTAGGCATCTTTTGCGTGAATTTCCAGTGTCCGCTGCATCTCGATGGCATCATGCAGCACATCCTGCTGGCTGTTGCGGTTCATCACGATGACAGGCAACTTGACCATGTTCTCGCGTTTCAAGTGAATCGCATCTACAATGGAGATGATGTTGCTTTCCTTAGTGGGCGTTGCCGTCAGATCCAGCACAAAGCAGGGATTGAAGTTTTGCAGCATCTGCTTGCTTGGGTTACTGCGCGCATGGTGGCTTTCGTCCACAATAACCAGCGGATGCAGCTGATTAATGACCTGAATCAAGGCGGTCGGGTCGGTATCTTCCAGCGGCATATCAGGTTCGCCCAGTGCATTTGCCAGCGCAACAAGGCTGCTGTTCTCCTGCTTGGCCTTGAGCCGCTCCTTCTTGCCACGGAACGAATCGTAAGACAGCACCATGATGGAAAGCTGCTCGTTGACCGCAGAGATATTGAAGTGCTGCCCCATCAAAAGCTGTTCTTTGGTATACACTTCTACACGGCTGCCAAAGGCAACATCAATTTTCTGGCGGTAAGGATGTGCAGGGTCACGCAATGCAGCCAAGGTTTGGGTCAGGATAGCATCTGACGGAACCAGCCAAACCACTGCACGGCGTTTTACCACACCCAGTGCGGAGAAAATCGGCTCGATGGCATTTGCAGCCAAAAATGTTTTTCCGCCGCCCGTAGGAACTTTCAGGCAGACATTTGGCACGCCGGGCAGAATATTCTGATACTTGGGCATTCCGCCAAATCCAACTTTTACATTTTTCTCCTGCCAGAGCCGAGTATAGGCTGTTTCGATGTTCTTTGTCTTCATCAGGATTTCCAGATAGCGTTCCAAATCCCGAATGACGGCTTTCTGATAATTTTTCAATTCCATAAGAGCCGTCCTCCTTACACCCGCGCAATGTCGCGCGGAATTTTCTTAAACGTAATACCAAACCGCAGCAGGTCATTCTCACTCAATGCACAGCGGTCAGCATAAATCAGATAGTTTTCCGCTTTTTCCGGGATGGTAGACAAAAAAGCATAGTCCAACACGCACATCTGGTCGGGCTCATAGTAGAAATAGTAAGCGGTGTGGTTGTTCTCACCGAGGAAATATGGGCTTCCGTTCTGTTGATTCACCGCAGGTTTCTTCGTTTCCGTATACCAGACGTAGTCACGAATTTTGTCTGTGCCGATGCTTTCATTCAGGTTGCCATCCGGCAGAAGCAGCCGCTCGCCCAGTTCGTAGTAACTGAAATTGCCACCAGTGCCTCCTACGGCGTTCTTGTCTTTGCCATAGCCGTTGATCACACGCTTCACACGTTCAGCAGTCGTAGTATCGGCATACCGTTCCATCTCAACGAGTACAAACCTGCGATGTCCTTTATCTTCATTATTGGCATTTAGAACGGCATGAGCAGTTGTGCCAGAACCCGCAAAAGAATCGAGAATAACATCGCCGTCCTTCGTTATCCATTTGATGATTCTTTCGATAAGAAGAACATTTTTCTCGGTATCAAATCCTGCATACGAGCCAGAAAGGAGAATATCCATCCAGTTATCACTTAATAATTTTCCTGTCTGTGGTGGTACATAATATTGAATTGTACCCTTTTCGTTCTTTCTGACAAAATCCATCTTTTCATTAGTTGCCATAAGATGGTCAATATAAAAATCATCTATCGACATTGATGCTGCATAGTTCGATAAGTAATTTTCATAATTTTGCATTGCTTTTGTGGCTCGTCCAATCTCCCATCTCCACTGACCCGATTCAGGCGTGATGCCAAAAATTTCATACCGCATGGTAGGGCGATCCGTTCCGCGCCAGAATGTATCCCATTTTCCTGCCTTATCAGCTTCAAACCCTTTTGACAACTTCGGCAACTTAGCTTGAGGATTTTTTGAGTACAGATAAATATACTCATGTCCTAACGAAAGCGACTGAACTTCGTCAAATTGAGCCTGAACATTTTTAATTCCGCGACGAACTGCAATACAGTTTCGGAAATTGGCAGAGCCAAAAATCTCATCCATAATGCATCGAAGATAAGCATATTCAAAAACATCAATGCTAACAAAAATAAACCCATCATCCGCCAACAACTTCTGCAGCAGCATCAGCCGAGGATACATCATGCAGAGCCACTTGTCATGGCGTGTCAAATCCTCGCCTTCTTTACCAACGACTTCGCCCAGCCACTTTTGAATATGCGGATCATTGACATTATCGTTGTAACACCACTTCTCATTGCCAGTGTTGTAAGGAGGATCGATGTAGATGCACTTCACCCGGCCCTCATACTGCGGTAGCAGAGCTTTCAGGGCTTCCAGATTATCGCCGTGGATAATCATGTTATCACTGCCGTTGTCCTCGGTGTGCTTGCCCATTTCGTCAAAGCTATACTGACGCTCCAACACACGGAACGGCACTTCCTGATGATGATTGACAACTTTGCTTTTTCCGATCCATTCCAAAGTAGGCATGGTGTTTTCTCCGTTTCTCTGTGAAAGTTCTTTCACGTTTAATAATAACAAGTTGGGCGGCAAAGCGCAACGGTTCCGGCAAAGAAATACAAGTTTGATGAACAAAATTGCAAGTCGCAAAAGCGTTTTGCAAAAAACGCGTAGCCTGCATCCATCGGATGTAGTTCAAGGGTTTGGGATTTCCCAACAAGCATTTTGCAACGCAAAATGGTCTTTGTATATACGAAGACACTGCTTGCTACGGCTATGAACGCCTTTTGAATTGCAAAATGATTTTTCAGTTGCTATACTGGGCTTATCAAAATTTTTTCGGGAGGACACCGCAGTGACTGCACAGACAATGCAAATCGGGAACAGACCTTGCCGCATTTACGGCGAAGCCCATGCAGAATACCTACTGCTCCAAATGACCGGTGAACATGAGCTGCAAAGCATGGAAAGTGCGGTTACCGCTATTGCACAGAGTGCGCACCACTTTTTGTTTGCGGCTATTCCGGTGGAAAGCTGGAACGATGCACTTTCCCCGTGGGAAGCCCCTGCTGTTTGGGGAAAGCAAGGGTTTGGCGGCAAGGCCGGGAAGACATTGCGCTTCCTGACAGAGCAGGTCATTCCGTCACTGAAACAACAGCTTAATCTCCCGGAAAACGTCAAAATCATTCTGGGCGGCTACTCGCTGGCAGGGCTGTTTGCTTTGTGGGCCTCCACCCAGACTGATCTGTTCTATGGTATCGCTGCCGCCTCGCCCTCTGTTTGGTTTCCGGGCTGGATGGAGTTTGAACAGCAGTACCCGATGCAAACTCAACGCGTTTATCTGAGCCTTGGTGACAAGGAAGAGTGCACGAAAAACACCGTCACGGCTGTAGTGGGCAATAACATCCGCACCCTGCACAGTCAGCTTACAGCGCGTGGCACAGACTGCACCCTTCAATGGAACAGCGGCGGGCATTTCAAAGACGCCGACTTACGCACGGCGAAAGCCTTTCGGTGGGTGATGGAGGAAAGCCGATGAATATTTTGATCGATGCAGACGGCTGCCCGGTCGTCGATCTGACGTTGCAGATTGCAAAGCGGTTCGGCATCTCGGTCATCATCCTGTGCGACACCTCTCACCAAATCGAGCGAGAAGGTGCGCAGACGTTGGTATTCGATAAAGGTTCTGACAGCGTGGACTTTGCGCTGGTGAACCGGGTAAAACCGGGGGATGTGGTCGTAACACAGGACTACGGGCTGGCCAGTATGTGCCTTGCCAAGCGCGTCCGGGTGCTGAATCAGAACGGTTTAGAATACACCGCCGACAACATAGACGCTCTCATGCTGCGACGGTATGAAAGCAAAAAGCTCCTCCGTGCCGGAAAGCACCCCAAGGGGAGCCCAAAGCGGACGAAGGAGCAGGATGCCAAGTTTGCGGATACACTTGAGAAGATTCTGAGCAAAAATTATTGATACATACTTTTTGAAGGCTGGAGAAATCCAGCCTTCTTTTTTGGCGAATATCGATTTGAATGATTACATCTTGGTTACAGGTTATAAGTTGTGGGTGCAGAATGGCCTTTCCCGTCGGCTACCTATTGAGGGCATCTTTTTTCAAGACCACTTTCAACTTCAGGCACTGCCATTGTTGCCAAGTTCCGCCCTCCATCGGTCGCCCCGTAGACCGACGTTATTTTAACCAAGAGGCTACTTCGGCTATATTTTCCAAGAACTTTTCAACAAATTTCTTTCTCGGGTAACAAAAAGCACTTTTTCGTCGCCTACCAATTAGAGGGATAATTTTTCGGAAGCCCTAAATTCTGAAGATTTTCTATATAACTCCGTTCTTTGAAAACAGAATAGTTCAATCGTCCGGTACTTCACAAAAGGTACTTCTGTAATTCGCAGCCCGGTCATAACGAAGACGGGGTGGCTGAAATGCCAATGGTGCGGTGCAAGCCCGCCGCCGGATGATTCCCCACTCCTAGGGTGCCGAGGGCGAATATGGGAGACCCATATCATATTGGCGCAGACGGGATTGTAACCCTATCTGCGATGCGAGAGCTGGAATTGCTGCCAGTTCTCTTTACATTGCCACCTATCCGCAGGTGACACACTTTTTGACATTATGAAGGCTTCTTTTAGGAGTTCACTTTTGTCTGCCTATTACAATTCGGTTACAGAATCGTCTTGGATGCTATGGAACGACCTATTTCAAGGGCTCGTATATAGAGGCATCTTTTTTCAAGACCACCTTCAACTTCAGGCACTGCCATTATTGCAAAATTCCACCCTCCATCGGTCGCCCCATGGACCGACGTTATTTTAACCGAGTAGCCACATCAACTATATTTTTCAAGAACTTTTCAACAAATTTCTTTTTCGGGTTATATTTTGGCCTTTTTCGTCGGCTACCAATTAGAGGGACAATTTTTCGGAAACCTTAAATTCCGAGGATTTTCTATATAACTTCGTTCTTTGAAAACAAAATAGTTCAATCGTCCGGTACTTCACAAAAGGTACTTCTGTAACTCGCAGCCCGGTCATAACGAAGACGGGGTGGCTGAAATGCCAATGGTGCGGTGCAAGCCCGCCGCCGGACGATTCCCCACTCCTAGGGAAGTCGAGGACCAATATGGGAGACCTTAACTTATTAACGCAGTTGAGCACTTGTTTCGTGCTTTTCTGCGACTGGAGAATTGGAACCCACCAATTCTCGTTACATACTCTTTGTTCCTGATTTCTGCTTCAGCTGGAGGTGATCAACATTTCAGAATATCTTACCACGCAAACTCTGCTGCCGCCGTTTCTCCCATACCCACGCTTCCTTTTGGAACTTGACCTGAGCCAGACTGCAAAAATGACTTATGTGCTGCTGCTCGACCGTGCCACGCTCTCGCAGAAAAATCTCTGGATAGATGAACGTGGTTTCGTGTTTGTCATTTTTACGATTTGCTCTTTGGCTGAGCAGCTAGGGCGCAGCACTGTCAGTGTTTCCAGTGCGCTTAAGGAATTGGACGCTGCGGGATTGATTGAGCGCAGACGAACGCGGTTTTCTTCGCCCAATCACATCTTTGTGAAAATTCCAAATGTTGAATAGTTCTGCGTTTTTCACGATTCAAGAACCGCCAAAATCACGATTCTGTGATGCAGATTCTTAATGGCATCTGCAAAAGATATTTTTCCTATGCAGTATAGCAGCCTTTAAGACTGTATCGAAGAAAACTTTCACCTAACCAACGTAATAAAACAAAAAGAGAAAAACGAATAGAATCCATCCATTCCTTTCCGTATTTGCACCACATGAATGAGGAGGTCTGCCCTTGAACAAAGAAAAATCTGAGAAGAAGCCCACCACACGCAAACGTGCGCCGAGAAGTCCGAAGTCCGTGCGCCTGATCGTGGAACGCCATTATATCGGCAATGTGCCGATGAATACGCTTTTTCAGCGGCTTGCGGAAGAAGAAATTCGTAAAACTGCCGAATCGTATCTCGCCGCTGGCTAATTGGACGTTTTACTGCGGAAAAGGGCTTGCATCATCACGCAGCATCCGCTACAATGTGATTGATGAGGTCTCTTTTCCATTATGGAGGTACACATGGAAAAGGACAAAAAAGTAACTGCTTTATACTGCCGACTGTCAAAAGATGACGGTTCAAACAGCGAAAGCCTGAGCATCCGCACTCAAAAGGCGATGCTTATGGAGTATGCCACACGCAACGGTTTCGGGAATTGCCAGTACTATGTTGATGATGGTTACAGCGGTACGAACTCTGACCGCCCTGCCTTTCAGGAACTTCTGGATGATATCCGGGAAGGAAAGGTGGCAACAGTCATTACCAAAGACCAGTCCCGACTTGGACGCAACCACATCGAAACCGGAACGTATATGGAAATCTTCTTTCCTGAACACGGTGTCCGCTATATTGCAATCAACGATGGTTATGATTCCAACGAGCAATCTCAGATGGATATTGCCCCGTTCCGAAACATCATCAATGAAATGTACGCCAAAGACACTTCCCGAAAGATCAAGAGTGCCCTTCGGACACGCAAGAAAAGTGGAAAGTATATCTCCAGCGGCGCACCGTTTGGCTACCAGAAAGACCCTGCCGACCACAATCACCTTGTGATCGACCCGAACACCGCCCCCGTTGTTGAGTATATCTATTCAATGGCAGAGGAAGGGCTGGGGCTTCACCGCATCGCCAAGCGGCTCCACGATGAAAAAGTCTTGAAGCCGTGTTACTACAAGAAAGAGATGTTTGGCCGCTTTATTGATGATGAAAAGATGTATGATTGGGACAGTGCCTATATCAGTCAGGTTCTGCACAGCCCAGTCTACGCCGGACACATCATCTACGAAGCCAAGCCCACCGTGTCCATGAAATCCAAAAAGCGGCGTTATATTCCGTTTGAAGAACGCGCTATCGTTCCGAATACACATGAAGCAATCATCCCACAAGACCGCTGGGAAAACGTGCAGCGAATCCTTTACAGCCGTTCCGGTTGTTTTATGTGTGATAAGACCGACTACGACAATATCTTCAAGGGCATCGTCCGCTGTGCAGACTGCGGCAGAACGATGTTAGTCAAGGTCGAGCACAGGCGCAAACGTAACAGTGTTCTGGATCAGACCTTTTATTGTTGCAGCACTTATCGGAAATATGGTGCGAAAGCCTGTGACTCGCATAATTTGGAAGCCCGTGTTCTGCATGAAGCTGTCTTTGCGGACATTCAGGCACACGCAAAGGCCGCTGTGAGCAATCGGGAAGCCCTTGTGAAGAAGATTGCAAATCAGATGCACCTCCGGGTGTCCTCTGACCGGGCGCAGCACAAACGGGATTTGAAGCAGTGTAAAGCACGAATCGCAGAAATCGAAGACCTGTATGCAAAACTTTATGAGGACGTATCAAAGGGACTTCTCCCGGAGAAACGTTTTCAAATGCTTGCAGATCGCTACGACAAAGAACAGGCTGAACTGACCGAGAAGATTGAGCAGTACGAGCGGGAAGGCCGTGCTGAACACGATCAGCTGGACAAGATTCAGGATTTTATTGATGAAGTCAGCAAGTACGCTGGCATCACCGAACTGAACTATAAGATTCTGCATCAGCTGATTGACAAGATTCTGGTATCCAAAGCGGAAAAGGTCGATGGCGAATACGTCCAGAAAATCCAGATTTTCTACCGCTTTATCGGCCCATTGGATGCCATCGAGTAACAAAGTCAGAAAAGTCACCTCCGAGAACTATCCTACAGACGCAGGGCGCGAGGGAGAACTGATTTTCCGCTTGGTGTACCAGCAAGCAGGCTGCAAAAAGCCCTTTTCTCGCCTGTGGCTGTCCAGCATGGAGGAAACCGCCATCCGCGAGGGTTTTCAGAAA